CGGGCTTGTTTTCAACAAACACGAAAGGAGTAATATCGAACTAAACCGTTTGGTAACGGAGTAGAAGATCTTAGGTCCAGAAGCTTGAGGACCCGAACTGCTCTCTGTAGCGTCCCTGATCGCCTTGTTTCACGATCAAGGTCTCACGACAACGAAGCCGCTTACCGGTCAAATTCGACCGATAGTTGGCTGGTTGCGGATCCATCACCTTTTCCTCGAAAGTTGCACGAATGCAATCACGAGGAGGGAGATGACGAAAAGCGCCCATGGGTCCTTCGGAATTTCTTCCAGAAGACCCACTATCAGCTGAAAGCTGCTGAAGGCGCCACCAGAGGTAGGGTTCATGTCGTTGTTCCTTTCGAGTATCGGCAAAAAATCGCAAATACTTGAAGGTGACTATGCCATGTTTCCCCTTCTTTGGTTCCCTAGGATTTATCAGAAAGTCGATAAATCCAAAGGGCTGATCCGAATGAACACCCGACGTATCAGGGAAGTCATTCGGCACGACGTAGGGTCTTATGCCTACTGATGCCAGGTGATCTCCTAGAAAGTTGAGCGTTCCCGGTATTTCTGCTGGGTGCCATCGCCGGCGTAAGCCGTTGATGACTCCATACAGGAATGCCTCGTACTTGCGTCGTGAGAGAAAATTGCTACCGACCTCGCCGAGTTGGTAAGGTCGAACGTCCAACCCGTGGAAGTAGTCACTTCCACAGGATTCCCTGAAACTACCATGGGAGTACGTCTTATCTTCGTTTATTACGAGTCCAAGCATCGGAAAGATGCTGGACACGAAGGGATGAAGACGACTATCGTAAATCAAGTCGTCCCCATAAGCGGAGACCTGGAGATTCTTGTGAAAGAATTCCAGAGATATACCCTTAAGTAGGCTCAGGAACAGAAGCGTCTGCAGCGGAAACGTGAAACCGATACCCATCGTAGAGAACGTATTAGTCTCTATGACAGACTCGGCTAAACGTATCTTCGATATCCTCCCAAGCTTCAAGGCATTCGCCCATCGGACTGGAAGAAGTCGATCAACCAATTGCGTCGTGATATTATCACTAGCAAGTGATTGGTCAGCAGTAGTGAGATTCAACTTCACACTGCCGACTTTAGCTAGTTCACCGTGAATCTTTTGGAGATTTCGGATGTCGTAGCCAGCTGCGAGAAGTCTTTTGGTCAACACCTTTCCCATACCATTGGAGTACAAAGAACCAATGGTGGAATTGGCCATGATCATACGACGACTCTTGTACGTCTTCGGGACTAGAACAGCATCGAGGGACTCAATCTCGCGGAAGGCTGCGTTTAAATCGCCGCCAACCTGGTCCTCTAAGTATTTCCGAGGACGACTATTCCATACCAAGTATCTGGTACGAAACCACGAGATGTGAGCCGCAGAACCCGTAAGCGGTACCTTCCAGCGCTCCGCATAGCATGCGTCACGCAGGGGTATGCCCACGGTTGACTTCCGAGCGAAGTCGCACTCATTCAAGAATTCCTCCTCGTCAAAGGTCTTTAAAACACCTTCGATCCAACCTTTCGCAAACATAATGACGCTCTTTGTTACATTAGAGCTATCATCAAGAGCGAAGGCGGCTAGGCGACGCTGATTATCCATAAATTTATCTATGGAC